TTTACCTCGTTTTATGATGTTTGTAATGACTGTAGTTTATGTGCGCTGCATTGAGTGGGCCTTATCTATGCCTGACATATCAACACAACAGGCTTCATTAATTTCTGTGGTTACAGGCGCAATGACAGGAGCCTTTGCCGTATGGCTTTCACATGAAAAGTAATGTGATACAGGTTCCAAAGCTAAGTGATCTTGATAGTCAGTTTTTGCTTTTAGAAAAACAAAAGCATGAGATAGAAGAACAGGCAAAACTTATAGCGGAGAGGGCTAATGATAGGTGGAATAGTAACCGCGATCAGCGGACTAGCTAGTAGTTACATAGATGGTAAGACAGCAATACAAAAAGCTAACGCTGAGATAGCATTGAAGAAGGCTACTTCTGAAACTGATTGGGAGCAGTCAGCTATAGAGGCCAGTAAGGATTCGTGGAAGGACGAGCTATGGACAGTGGTATTTGTAGCTATTCTTCTGATGAACTTCATTCCTTCTATGCAAGACGTAATGGCACAGGGCTTTGCTAATCTTGAAACCACACCGCTATGGGTGCAGTGGGGTATGTATGCAAGTATAGCTGCTAGCTTTGGCATTAGAACAATGAGAGGATTTAAAAAGTAATGGGTTATGTATTAGGCAAGCGCAGCTTGCAGAAACTAGGCACTGTAGATGACAGGCTTCAACGCATTGTTCAGTATGCTATCACTGTAACTAAGCAAGACTTCTCTGTAATCTGTGGCATCCGTACCAAGGCTGAACAGCGCAAGTTGGTTGCCTCTGGTGCATCGCAGACCATGAAGAGTAAACACTTGGATGGTTTGGCTGTTGATCTTATGGCTTACAATGGCGGCGGTAGATGGGAACTTAATCTATACGACGAGATAGCTGACGCTATGGCAGAGGGTGCCAGCTTTGAGAAGGTGCCGTTAAGATGGGGTGCAGCTTGGCATATCAATGACATTGGTGGCTGTGATCTTACTGCTGAGGGTGCGATGAATGCTTATATAGATTTACGCAGATCGCAAGGTCGCAGACCATTTATAGATGCACCGCATTTTGAATTGATGATATAGAAAGGCCCACTAGGTAGCTAATCCAGTGGGCCTATGATAAGTCACAAGGATGGAGCTGTGCTTTTATCAGACACAGAGTAGTCCCTGCCTTATCTGGGGGTGTTTATTAGGTTGATGAATACGACCTAGCCGACCGCCCCCTGCGTTATAAAAAAAGGGCGATGACGCAATGGAGAAACATCACCGCCCAAGGGAGGAAGATCATAAGACTAGGGAGAAACTACAATCTTATGCGGGTGACTACGACATACCGCATAATCTTATACAACTCAATAGACTTATATGTGCTTCCACCAATCGTCTGCTATCTCTGGCTCTACTGGCTCTTTGTAGTCAGCCGGTTCTAGCTTGTAAGCATAGAGTCCGTTGCCTTGGTATCGTCTTGATACAGTACGAAAGCCAAACTTCTTCTTTCGTAAGTCTCGCAATGCAGCGCTTGCACTTGCCTCTGGTGCGCCCGTTGCATTGCTCAACTCAGATAGCGTAACCCAATCATTTTCCTCCATGTATTGTTTTACTTTCTGCAACTGTGGCATGAGCCTGTTGAAGTCACGCTCATGCACATAGTCATCTCCATCAAAGTGTGGCTCGTTGCCCATTAGAACGGAGGTATCTCATCGTCAAAGTCTATCTCTGGCACTTTAGCCTTGTCAAAACTTTGAGGCTGTTGCTGTTGGCTCTCTGATAGGGCGAGAGACATATAGTTGCCACCATCCTTGGCACGTTTCCAACCTGCTAGTTTTAGATTGGTATTATCTACTGGGCCTGAGTAGTCAGGCGCTTTCTCATTGCCCTTCTTATCGTTCTCAAACATAACGCCTAGCTTTTGATAGACCTCAATGATTTTCATGCCAGCTTTTGTCTGGTCTGCTACAAGTATGATCTTACTATCGTTGCCCTGATTGTTGAGCTTGCCTTGTAGTATCATGCGCTGCGTATCAAATGGTTTGAATGCTGCGCCTGAGTTAGTGTTGTCGTACTCTGCCATGCTTCTGGCTCCTTGATTTTATTTTAGAGTTCATAAACTCTTGAACTTTTTTCATTCGTTCAAGATGATTGCGACCTGCGTTATTCCTGCAAGGTGTATCAGGTTTGGCTCCGCAACGAGGGCACCAAACCTTTTGAATAGTTTCTTTTGTGTACTTACCACCCACCTTTCCCACCACTATCTGCGGCGTACTTGTTGCCATCCATCTTCCCAAGGAAGACGTCAGCGTTAAACCCTAAGTGTGATAGGGCTTTGGTTAGGCCGTCAGTGACAGCCATCTTCGGTGCATCCTCGGCAAGTCTACCCTTGGCTGCATCAAAAAACTTACGGCACCCAGTAAAGGGGCCAAAGGCATTGACCAACTCACCGTGCCATACTTGTACGTCTGCAACTACAGCCTTGTCACCGTTGGATAGATCAATGAATCTAGTCTGATTGATCCATCCCCACCCTTTACCAATGGGGCCAAACTCTGCAGTAGCGCAGCGTATCTGATACATAGGATCAATAGCTGTAAATGATCGTGCGCCAAAGCTCACTTGCTTTAGGAACTTAGGATCTGATTGCTCAACCCTGTTCCATATGTCTAGATTATCCATCTGCTTCTCCATTACGCAGTGTGTTGATACCAATATTGTAGACACACTCTTTGTAGAATGCTTCTATTTCGTCCATATTTTTTATGTCACGAAGGCGTTCAGCTACATACCGTAGATTAACAGCGCCTTCACGCTTTTGATTAAGTTTTTCTCGTGCTTTATTTCTGGCTTTTTCTAAAGATAACTCAAACTCTTTGGTAGCCTCAGCCTTTTTTGCACGTTGAGCATCATTTTGTTTACCTGCATCAGCTACAATCCTATCCCACATAGGCCATGTACCGCTTGTATAACCATAGGTATAACCCAATGGTCCTTTGCCGTGGCTCTTTACCCACAGTTTAATATCATTTAATTCCCACACAGTTGTAAGTGGAATAGGTCTTGGAAAGAAACCATTCTCCATGTACCTATCTATAGTTGATGTACCTAAACCGCACATTGCCATTACTGCTTTACGTTTCATCTTCATAACGCATTCTCCTTGCGTGTTGATATTCTAAGTGACCCGCGCTTGTCTCTGCGTATAGTTAACAAGTCACAGTACACTTCCCGTTCATTATCCCCCACCATTTGCTTGAGACTTTTCTTGGCTGACTCAAACGATTTGGCATAGGCTTCGTTGCCAATGTAATCGTGAGCTATAGATGTAAAGTGATTGTCGCCATTGGCATCACGCTTAATCATATCATCTACAGGTATGCTATCTATCTTCATAGTTGCTGGCTGATCGTAGCCAAGTGGCTCTGTATCTGTATTTACATGATGCCAGAATTGTTTGATCGCAGTCATCATAAGGTTAAAGTATGATTCGCTCCATGCAACATGTGAACACTCCCACTTGTTGTTGCCAAAGAAAGCAGAGAGGAAGCATCCGTCTTTGCCAGACAGCTTCATGTAGCACTGTAACTGTGGCATGTAGTATTCAATCAGACCATCCATAGTGTTGTATGAATTGGTATGCTTGCACTCAACGATAGAGCCACGGCACATGCCATCAATCGTACCCTTCATAGGTACGCCATCAACATTGCGCTCGTACTCATACTGCTGGTTGTGTACTAGGTAATCATTCATGTCACGCTTGGGCATGTTCTCCTCAAACCACTGCATGTTAAATGACTCAGTGTAACTACCCATGCGTACCGCAAGGTTGTCGTTAAGATCAGGGCTAGGTATCTTTCCCGTCTTGATCTGCCATAGATCATACCAATCTCCCTGCATAATTTTTACACAGTCAGACCCACCTATAAATCCTGTTCGTTTCATAACATTCTCCATTGTTATCAATACTATTTGTACTGCATATGTGCAGCAACATCAACAGCTATCTTGAATAATTCCTCAAGCACCAGCACCATCTCGCTGCGCCATTGGGATATACTCGTGTCTTGCTTTCTGCCACCGTCCCTTTCTATCTGCATTTCTATCAGGTGATTCAGTCTCTCCACTCGCTTCTCTAATATGCCAATCCTGTTTAAACGTGTTGTGCTTAGAGGTAAGCTCTTCAATCGTTGCATTGGCGGTCTTGTCACCTTGCTCCTCCCTTAGTCTAGTTTCGTAGGTAAACCTGTATTCATCTAGCTCATCGTCTGTAACTGTAGTGGTGTGAACCAAGCCGTGTGATAACCGACCATATAAGTAATCAACTGGCACATAGTCTTTGGCCTTGATTCTTTTTTCTATGGCAGTGAATGGATTAAAGTCCCATTCGCTTTTGCCTTCTGTAGCTACAGCACGATTGGTTTCGTCAGCAGCAGACTTAGCAGCAGTGACAAACACTTTGACAGACGGCCAGTTACGCGCTCCATGAATGGCGCGTACCTGTCTGTCTGTTCTCTCTAAGAACAAATCAATCAAGCCATCGTTGACATGATTGGGCATGATGCCATTGATGTCTTGCACAATGAACTTCATCTCTTGCAATAGAGTCTCGTTGGTCATGCCCTGCGGTGGTGTGTATCGTTTGAGTACAGCTTGTAGCCACTTACCTACAGCCTGTGTTCTATAGTTATAATCAAGTTGTGCCATTGCGTTTGTCCTCCAAGCTAAACACATTATCATCCCACTGTGCATTGAGTATGTCATCAAGGCGGGAATCATTGTTGCTATCAAAGTGAGATAGATCATCCTCCCATCGCTCTGCGTTGAGCCATGTAGTAGGGTGAGGAATAAATCGTATGTCTGTGTTGATGCTAACCAACTGAAACTTTTGCGCAGCTTCTATGATTACTTCCGCATCCTCTATTTCACATGCTTTGATGAATGCTATGCGAGCTACACCTTTGCCCATCCTTCTTGGGTATGACTGCCAAAATAATTTAAACTCTTCTGAATCTGGAATCCTTGGCTTTCTTGCCATGCTATTCTCCCTGTATAATTTTCTCAAACTCTTCGCCTGACATTATGACTAAGGTCTGAGGCTTACCCGTTCTTCGTTTATAAAAGGCTATGTCTCTGCCTTCTAAGACAGTGAATGGACTAGGGAAGTTAGACTTATCTCTGTATTTAACTTCACCTACCAGCCATCTTTGTCCGTCCAATGTAAGGTGGATGTCTCCGCTCCATTCTCCACCGAGCGCACCGCTAAGGGGGACTCGCTTGCACTCAACGCCGATTGACTTGAGCCATTCAACGAACCATTTTTCATGGTAAGTCCCTTTGTTTTTATTTTTGTTTGCCACTTGTCCTCCTCATAGCAAGGCATGCACAGAAACCAATGCGTCTTAGGATACTTGCCCGACAGTA